GACCACGCCTTAACCGGCGTGGTTTTTTGTTGCGTGTGCTAGATCAATTGTTCTGAGAGGGCGCATAGACATTACGCAATAATCTAAGAGATTTACGAGAATAATTCGCAATAACTAATACTTTAGATGTATTGTCAATAGGTATTCGTGCTGATATTCTGTCTCACAACGACTAACAGATAAGCAGCACGCGGCCATCGCCACAATAACTATATGCGTCTGCGGGTGTAGCCGCTGGGCAACTCTAACGGCTACACCGACACAATGCACGGATCGTCTGACATAGCAACTCCTCCTTTTCTCCTCGGAAAGCGCAGCCTTGAGCAAGCTGCGCTTTCCAATTTTCCAGCGTAGATCATGGCAAAACACATCATCACCGTAGCCGACATTAGCGATTTACATTGCGGCGGTTCGACGGCGTTGATGCCTCCCGTTTGGCGTAATGCGGATGGGCTAGAGATACGCCAGAACAGAGCGCAGGCGTGGATATGGGATCGCTGGCAGGATTTGGCGCAGCGCATCAAGCGCGAAGCATTGGGTGGGGTAGAGGTGTTCGGGTTGTTCAACGGTGACATTGTGGAGGGCCGACACCATGAGACACCGCAACTGGTATCAGTTGAGCCGGACGATCACGCCGACATTGCGACCGAGTGTATTGATCTCGTAGCGGCATGGTGTAAGCGGCTGATGTTCATTGCTGGCACGGACGCGCATGTGGGCCATCAGGGGCGCACTGAGAACATCGTCGCCAAAACGTTTGCCGCACAGGGCAAGACGGTTATCCGCCCATCTGATACCGCGCTGCACGTTTGGCCGGTGGCACTGGCGAATATTGGCGGGGTTGAGTTCAACATCGCGCACCACACGCGGGGCAGTTCATTGGAGCGCAACCGCAACAACGCGGCCAATGCCGAGGCGGCGGATCAGGCCATCAATGCCAAGTTTTTAGGGTTACCCATACCGCGCTATGTGTTGCGCGGGCATACACATTTCTTTGCACGGGGCATCTACGACCGCACAGGTACAGAGACGTTAGTCACGGGCTGTTGGCAGCTATCGACCAGCCACGGCCACAGAATCAAGCCGCACATTACGACCGAGATAGGGGCGCGATTGATTCACATCTACGACGATGGCACGGCCAACGATGAGAAGGTCGAGTATCCAGTCATTACAGATCATAGATACATGGTGAGGGTTGAATATGGCACACACAAAACATCGGCGGGAGGAGATACTGCCGGGGCTGACATCGGAAGAGCTAAACGACATGCTGGCAAGCGTGAATCAGGGCGTAGCAGACGGCGCGGCGCATCTGGTGACGGTCAGCGAATACGCGGCAAGGCTCAAGATAAACAAGGATCGAGCGCGACAACAAATTAAGACATTGATGAGCATTGGTAAGGCGCGGTTCGGGGGGACTAAGCCACAGCCAACAATGAGCGGGCGCGTGAATCAATCGCCTGCGTATGAGATTACTCCATGACACAGATACAGGCTCAACCCCCTGAACGAGAGTTTTGGTTTCAAGTCCGCAATGGGTTAAACCAGATTGCCGCCGCGATGAATGCGCGGGCAAAGGCGACTAATTCCCCATCACTGGCGCTTGTTGCGAAGATGGTAGAAGCTGCGTCGGGTGTAATTGCGCTCCATTTGAACTTGAAAAATGCGGGGCGCGAGTGGTAGACTTATGGCAATTAATCGGTAGGCGTAAAAACGGCTGCACCTCTATTTAGGGGCGCAGCCGTTTTTCGTTTACATAGTCTAGTGGCTGTTGAGGGTTCCAATCTAAACAGCCACTAGGGAGTAATACAAATTAATAATAACCTAGAAAAAACCCTATCATTAAAGGCGGACAAGACGGGCGCGACACTGGCAAATTCAGGTAAAGCGCGGTTCTGGCAGCAGGTCGGGAATATATCAGACACCGACTTATTCAGCGTCCGCCCGTTTACCTGCTATCCTGATATTGCAATCTATTTGTTGTCCCTCAATACCTTCGATAGACAGCGCCGACTGTCAAATCTCAATGTTGAGCGTTTCAAGTCTGTGCTTAAGCATGATAACTTCTCCGTTGGGAGCATGATTCGTTTGACGTGGTATGAAAACGACTGGGTGCTTATTGATGGGCAGCACCGATTGTTTGCAATTTCTGAATTGGGAATGGCCGCACCAATGACGGCGCTGTTTTGCCATGAACCTATCAGCGAAGAGTATGCGAAGTGCGATAGCGTTGGGGAATTACGAAGCAAGCGCCAATCGGCTATCTCGTACGGGATGCGCTATACAGAGATATTTTCAGGCCGAACACTTGACCGCTTTCTGGCTGCGTGTGGGATTATCGAATCTAACTTTCAGTCAAACTCCAAGCTGGTTGATAAGCTGAATAACGCAAAGTTTGCGGACACGTTCACTGACGAAATGGCGTTATTGGTTGAGTGGGGAAAGGGGTCGGGGGTGTTCTCGCAGCATCACGGCGGGTCGATGAAAGCGCCGATCATTGCTGTTGCGTTAGTAACTACGAAATATGCACCGCGTGCAATCGCCAAAGATTTTTGGCTTAATGCGTTTCACAATGACGGGCTTAAGAAGCTAGACCCACGGCGGCGGATGAATGAGGAGATAACAAAATCAACGGCTGGCGGTGGGTCTGGAACACGCGACCTAATGAAGAAAACTGCCTATATTTGGAATTGGTATGTGCTACAACGTGGGCGCGAACTTACGCGAATTGAGATTCCAGACAAGATGCCGCACATTGAGCTAACCGAATATCCTCTTAAGGACGAAAAAGAGTAATAAAATATAGCTAATTGAATTTCGTAGGCGCTTTAGGCGGCTGCACTGTTTTGGTGCAGCCGCTTTTGTTTTTTCTACATGGGAGGATTATGGAAGGCGTTACAGATTTGGCATCGTTGCTCATCTACATCGCGTCAGGCGCTACATCGGCATTGCTATCAAAAGCATTTGAGCGCTGGGCATGGTTTCAGGCGCAATTGCCAAGCGGCAAGCAGATGACGGTGATTGGCGCATCGGCTGGGCTGGCGATGTTGGCCGTGTTTGTGCAGGGCATGGTGTTGCAGCGGCCATTCATCAATGATTTGGTCGATCCGTATATCAAAATCCTGTTGCCGTTCGTGAATCTGTTGGTGACTCAGATTGTGCATGGATCGGATAAGGCGCAAGAGGTGAAGGCGTTACAGGCTCTTGCCAGCACAGAACGAGGGGATGCCTAACGGCGCACTAAATGACACCGGGCGCTATTGGCTTCATCGTCACAACGTCGCTAGTGCTGTTGTTGGCGGGGGTGCTGTTCTATCTGATGTATCAAGACAATCTCAGGCTACGAAAGAAAATCGACGGCTTAGAGGATCGTCTCGATACGGTGCTGCATCAGCTTATGGAGGCATCCAATCAGACAAGCTATTTCACCGGTGTTCTCACACATGGCGTAGAGACGGCGCAGATCGACAAAAAAATAGACGACATCAAGCGCCCGCCTGCGCCAGATTCCACAGACGAAACATCAACGAAACGGCGTAGGGGCGGCAATCATGTTCAGGGTTAGTCCAGCCATTTACTCGACAGCGTTAGCGGCGGCGTTTGTAATCTCGGTGAGCGTAGCAGCAGGGATGGCGACGACGCAGGTAGCGACTGACATGCAGGCAAGTGTTGCTGAGGCCCGCACGGTGGAAGTCCTTAGAGCCACGGCCACGCGCATCGCAGAACAGAAACAAAACACGTTAGTCATCTCAACCACCATCCAAGACGCGCCCGATCAAATTGTGAGCAACGATAGCGCAGGCATCCCACTACACGAAGCGCCAACCAGTGAGGTTGTAGCGCTCAACCCGCCTGTCACTATTTACCCAACGCCACAGATGACACCGCAGTATGTTCCTCCCGGCGCGGCGACCGTTAACGCCGACATAGCGATCCAACGCAGCACAGGAACGCCAATGGCAACCGACGACACACCATCTACACCATTGGCGTTTCCCATTGTCACCGAAACACCTACGCCAGCGCATACGCCGATTGGGGATGTAATGATTGTGACGCTCGAAATGTTGCCAACCGAAACCTACGCGCCGACGTTGACGATTGAACCACCGCCGACACCTGCGCCAACTGATGTGCCGAAATCGACACAAGCGCCGCTGACCAGCACGGTTGAGCCGAGTGCAACGCCGGAGCCGATTGTCACGCCGACGATTGAACCGGCCGTGACTGATAGCCCGCTGGTGTCGCCGCTGGCAACGCCGACGATGGAGGCGACCGCTGCACCATGAGTGAAACTCTGCGCTACCACCTTGCCAATGCGCTCTATCGTCTCGGCGCGTTGCTATTCACCGGACGCGGTTTGCGCCAGTGCGATGGCCTACGCGATGCGCTTTTGGTGCTTCATGAGTTTCATTTCGCAGCGGGGCCGATGACGGTGAGCATGGACGACGCGGATAGGGCGCTGCGGTTTGCGTTCGCGGAGTGCGACCGCTTAGACCGGTATCGACCAGCGGTGTATGTGCTGGTGGGGTTTGCGCTGGGCGCTGCGGTGGTGGCGCAGGCGTGGCTAGTGGGGCGGACGCATCCGTAAATATACAGGGGGCAATGATGAACATTGAGGCGCACATGGCGCATCAGGGCGCGGTGAGGGTGTTTGTGAAATTAGTATTAACCGTTGCGCTCGGTATGGGCGCAATGGGCATGATGATGTTTTTGAGTGGAGGATAAATATGGCATTTGCACAGGATTTAGATAGTGGGGTGAATAACCCCAGCGCGTTTACATTCTCGGCGGCTGCGCTTGATGGGGTGATGCCGGACGCATCGGCGGCAAAAGTCCAAGTTGTTGTGTTGGGTTACACCACAAATAACGGTGATGGCACGTACAACGTTTATCCGGTTGGCCTAGAGCAATATTTGCCAGTGAATGACGGCGGGGCCGCGCCGCTGCTAGAGGAAGTTCGTGACGCAACTGTGGCTCAGGCATCAGATATTAGCGCGATTGCAAGTTACAACCTACAAAATATCGCTACTGCAAAAGTGAACGGCGGTCAGTCAACCTATGGTGCGACTGTGCCTATATCGCTCAGTGACACCACACCTACGGATTTATTTGTCACGGCCAATGACGACAGCCGCATCGACCTAATCGGCCTAGTTATTACCAACCTCGACACGGCTGATGCGGTGGTTGATTTCGCCTGTGACACACAGGTTACGCCAATCGCAGTAAGGGCGGGTGAAACGTTGCCGGTGAATGTGATTATTCGCGGCATCATCAACACGTCATGGGCGGCAACGCTACGAGCGAACCCGGCCACGACCACCGTAGAGATTACGGCCACGGCCCGCATTGCCCCATCCGGTTTCTAACTATGGCAGAGAACTACTCAACCACCCTCCGCAACAACCAACTGGCCCAAATTGAGGCCACGATTGGCACATCGCCCACATTCACCGTATTCGATGGCGCAAAACCAGCCGCGTGTTCTGATGCTGACGCTGGCACGGTGTTGGCGATCCTCACCTTGCCATCCGACTGGCTCACCGCGCCGTCGGGTGGGTCAATGAGCAAAAACGGCACATGGAGCGGCACGGCATCAGGCAGCGGCACAGCGCAGTATTACCGCATCAAATCCAGTGGCGGAACGGTGCATACGCAGGGGACATGTGGCATGTCCGGCACAGACGCAATCATCGACAACGATTCGATTGAGCCGGGGCAGACCGTGACCATTACGGCATACAGCAAGACCGCAGGCAACGCCTAATCTAACTGCCTAGCCCATGTCGTTCTTCTTCTTCCTCCGACCCAAATACGCGCCGACCGGTGACACGCGCACGATCAGCGTTACCGCGACGCAGGAATCGGACGCGGTTAGCGCGTCGATTGCGGTCAATGTGGCACTGGTGGCGACGGCCACGCAGGAGGGAGATAGCGTTGCGGCATCGGTTGCTGTTGCGGTGGGGCTGAGTGCGACCACAACGCAACAGGGCGACAGCGTTACCGCATCCGTCGCGGTGGGGGTGGGCATATCGTCCACCACGACACAACAGAGCGATAGCACATCAGCCAGTGTCGCGGTCAGTGTTGAGATTGGCGCGACCACCACGCAGCAGAGCGATGCCGTTTCTGCGTCGATGGCCGTTGCGGTGACGATCAGTGTCACCACGGCGCAGGCATCGGATAGCGTAAGCGCGACGATCAGCGGCGGCAGTAGCACGCCCCCTGATTACATTTCGTTCACGCTCTCTCCGCGCTCGATTGCGTTGGCTGCGCCTGAGCGCGACGCGGCGGTTGATCTATTTGAGCGCAGCATAGCGATGCAGGTAGAGGCGCGTGAGGTGGGGCTGGCATTGGCGAAGCGGGGCGTGGGCAATACGCTACAGGCCCGCGTAACCGTGTTGACGTTGCCCACGCGAGAGACGGCATTCACTCTGCCGAGTCGAGCCGAGTTTATGGCGATGATGGCGCGGCAAGCAGAGATGACATTAGCGGCGCAACCGTCGCAGGATTTAGAGCAACGTGAAACCGCGTTAGCGTTAGGAGATAGATAGTAGATGAGCAATACAGCAAACCAATTAGTTGCGGTTGGTTCACCCAAAACCGCTCGCGTAAATGAGGGCATTAGCTGGACGCTAGACACAACAAAATGGGGGACAAGCCCCACACCGGGGACGGTGACGGCAACCAATCGCGTAACTGATGCAGATGTGACCAGCGACGTGCTGAGTGGTTCGCCCTCGGTGACTGGCAACGTTATTACCCTCCCAAAGTTTTCAAGCTCAACCGTAGGCCAATTCCGAATCATTGTCGAGTTTACGGCGGGCGCATATGCCCCAGCACGGCCCGCAATTGATGTAGATGTAATCGAATAACTATGACCCAATTTCGTAATCAAACCAACACGCTAACCCGCGCCTCATTGCCTGTTGTTGTTGCGCCGGATTTGCCGATGGGTGACACCCCCGGCGATTTCTGGAAGGACATTAAATCTGCGGTGTCGATAGTAGCGCGTGCATTCAACCGCGAGGGGCGCAGGCGCGGCAATGGCTCGCTGTGCATGGTGGGGCGCATGTTTGAGGCGGCGGCGGACGTGATGAGGTGGTAGGAGATGGCACAGGCTCAGAATAGCCCAAAACAGCCAAAACGGGCGGCTACAGCAGGATCATTTAAACCGGGGCAAACAGGGAACCCCGGAGGCAGGCCGAAAGACGGCGAATCGTTTGCGTCTGTTTTGCGTGACCTGTTGAGCAAAGACGGGCCTGAAATTGCAAAGCTATGTAATACCTACGCCAAAGAGTTTAGGCAATTACCTGCCGGTGTGAACATGCGTTCCATGATCGCGTTGCGATGGATTGCCTCACTGATGGCAGACCCAACTACAGGGCTGTTGCAACAGATGATTGACCGCACCGATGGGCCAGTGCCTAGCGTATTGCAGGGAGACAAAGAGAAGCCGCTAGAGGTAAATATTAATGACGCACGCGAAAGACTTGCACATCTCGTTAATCAGTTCGTTGCCCGAACAGGAACGAAGCCAGATTCTAGCGAGTCTAACGCCGGATGATGCGGAGGCGCTACTGTATGACTGGTCGTTTTGGGCGCGGCCTAAACAGTTGCCGCCTGTGGGTGATTGGCTGGTATGGCTGTTGTATTCAGGGCGTGGGTTTGGCAAAACGCGCACAGGCGCAGAATGGATTATCGACCGCGCTAGAAATGGGCCATTTGCGCCCATTGCGTTGATTGGTCAGAGCGTGGCTGATGTGAGAGACACGATGATAGAGATAGGTGAGTCGAGCATTATGAAGATTTCGCCGCCGTGGTTTATGCCGAAGTATGAACCATCAAAACGCCGCCTCACGTGGCCGAATGGTGTTATTGCAACCACGTTTAGCGGCGATGAGCCTGACCAGTTGCGCGGGCCGCAGCACGGCACGGCATGGGTTGATGAGTTGGCGAAGTTCAAATATCCCAAAGACACATGGGACAACCTTCTATTCGGTCTACGCATTGGCGACAAGCCGCAAATCTGCGTTACAACTACGCCGCGCCCGATCCCGCTGATTGTGGATTTAGTGAAAGACCCGAAGACGATAGCGGTCAAGGGATCAACAAAAGAGAATAGCGCCAACCTCTCGCCGGTATTCATCGACACTGTAATCAAGAAATACGAAGGTACGCGGCTAGGGCGGCAGGAATTGGACGGCGACATATTGACGGACGTTCCCGGCGCATTGTGGAAGTTGTCGCAGATTGAAGCGCTACGCATTCGGCGGTTAGAGCCGCATCACATCAAGCGGATCGTGGTTGGCGTTGACCCTCCCGGCACAACGGCAGAATGCGGTATTGCGGTGGTAGCAATTGGCAAGGACGGCAAGGGCTACGTTTTAGATGACCGTAGCAAGGCCGGAACGCCTGCGGAATGGGGCGCGGCAGTGGTTGCGGCATTCACCCACTGGCAGGCCGATTGCATCGTTGCAGAGACGAATCAAGGTGGCGATATGGTTGCACACACCATTCGCACCATCCGCGACTATCAAGACAACCCTATTGGACGCAATCTACCCATCAAACAGGTGAGAGCAACCCGCAACAAACAAACGAGAGCCGAACCAGTATCAGCGCTGTATGAGCAAAACCGAGCGCATCACGTAGGCGCGTTTGCGGAACTCGAAACACAAATGACCACATGGATGCCGGGGGATGACTCGCCTGACCGTATGGACGCGCTGGTTTGGGCATTTACAGAATTATTCCCGTTGGCCGATGAAGGCGAAACAATTCTATTCAGGTAAAAATAATGGCAACAATCAATCCATCAATTACACAAATCACGCGGCTGCAATGGCTCACCCATGAGGAGTCAGCCGCCCAACGCGCTATCATCAAGGCGCGGCTATATCACGAAGGCATTCAGCTATATACCCTCACCGACCGTATGCGCGATATTGTCGGCATCAAACAGGGCGATGAACTCATCGGTAAGTTGAATATTTGCCGTCCTGTGGTGAATGCCGTAGCCGAGCGCCTTGCGGTTGAGCAGTTCGTCAGCGGCACGCCAGCGTTTGCAGATTGGGCCAATGAACTTTGGAGCCGAAACCGCATGGATGTGAAACAAGATAGCGTCCATCGTGACGCGCTGCGAGATGGCGAGTCGTTTGTGTTGCTCGATTGGGACAACGTAGCGGGCGGCGTGGTAATGATTCCCCATCAGCGCTATACCTCTACTGAGCTAACCGGTGGGGATTCTGATAACTTCGGCGTGCGCGTGTTCTACGAGAACGACGACCCGAATCAGCCGGTCAAATATGCGCAGAAACAGTGGATTGATGATTTGGGCGAAGGCAAGAGCCGACGACGGAAGACCAACTACTACGCGGATCGCATCGAGCGCTATGAGATGCGCGGCACAGGCTGGGTTCCACTGGCTGATGACGGCATCCCCCCGGTACAGCCGTGGGTAGATAGCGCGGGTCTGCCGCTAGGCGTGCCGGTGATTCACTACTACGAGCCAGACTATCGCCCCCATGCGTGGGATGCGTTTCAGCCACAAGACGCAATTCAGAACAGCGTGATCGACATGCTCGCCGCATCGCGCTTGACCGGCTTTCGTTTTTACGTAGCACGCGGTTTCTTCCCGACCACAGACGGCAAAGAACTTGCAGCCGATTTCAGCAACGCGCCAAGGGTTGAGCCGGGGACGATCCTAGCCAATACGAAAGACGCAAACGCTACGGCGTTTAATGTAATCGAGGGCGAAGCCTCAGCGAACTTTACCGAACAAATCGACAAGCTCATTTACTACACTGCCATTGTCACAGACACGCCACTATCGCGCTTTCAGATGACGGGGCAAATCGCCGCAGCGGACACGTTGAAAGAGCAAAACGACCCGCTCATTAAGAAGGTAGAAAAGCGGCAAACGCGCTTCGGTGATGCGTGGGAAGACGCGATGCTGTTGGCCGCACGCATACAAGCCACATTCGGGCAACTCCCATTTGCACTTGAGGATGGCCTAGACATTGAGGTGATTTGGGAGCCTGCGCAGATGAAAACCATTGCCGACATGCAGCAGGAGGCCAGTGCGAAGAAAGCCGCTGGCATTCCCGAGGAAACCATTTGGATGGAAGTCTTTGGGTACGATCAGGAACAAATTGACCTGATGAAATCGCAAGAGAGCTACAAGCGCCGCGTGGACATTGCCACGCAGGGCATGAACTTTGGCAATGGCTAATGCTCATAGAACAGTCGTAAAACAGGCCGAGCGCGTAGGCGACGACCTCAAGCGTCTATTTGACCGCCTCGGCAACGCTGACCACCCACGCGGCGACATTCTCGCGGCGTATCGGTTGGCGCTGGCATCACTGCCGCAAGTGGCGACCAACTACACCGCAGCGCGTGAGATTGCCCAGCGACTACGGGCGGATGTTCGGCGCAGCGTGTCTAGCGTGTTTGAGGATGCGTCTGAGTTGGGCATGGATCAGGGTAGACGAGAGGCGTCCGCGTGGGATTTGCCCCCTGTTTCTATCGGGGCTTTGCCATTGATTGCCGATGCAACCGAGATTATGGTGGGCGCGGTAGATCAACAACTAAACACAGTGCTGGCACAGATTCGCACCGGTTCGCCTGATGCCGCTGAGTTGTTCGGGGATGAATCACGCCACGGCATCCTTGCGCCTACGGGCGTGGTGTTGGCTGCTACGCGATGGGTTACGACCATCACCGACACCGCGCACAACGTTTACACTGAGCAGGCCATAGAGCGCAGCGGGCAGAGGAAGGACGAATACGGGCTACAGGCTATTGCCGCGATTGATGACAAGACAACCGATTGCTGCCTGAAAGTGCATGGGCAGATCATCCCCGTTAATGGCAAATTCAGATTGACCGGCACACCTCGGTTTGCTGATGAGATGGCCGCGCCGCCATTTCATTACAACTGCCGAACCGCTACGGCGCTGGTCAAGCTGGATGAACAGGACGACGATTTAACGCGCATCATGCAGGCAGCGGCTACAACTGAGATTGAGGCGCGGCGCGATAATGTGCGGGATGTGCCGACGCGAACGAACGCGGGCAGTGTGAGGCCGAGCCGAAGAAACCGGCTGAGGCAGTTGGTGAGGGGGTAGATGAACAGCAAGCAATATCAATCAATGCGCCCAAAGTTGAGGGCCGCGTATCAGATTGCAATCGACTACGAAGCAGGCAGGGCCACAGCGAAACAAGTTGTAGCCGCAGCAAAAGAATGGAAGGCTGAAATGGGCGACACCAAGCCACTTGCGCCCGATCTAGCCGACGTTATCAAAGAGATTAAGACTTCAATTAACCTCGTTAGTAGGTTCAATGACGTGATGGGGAAGTTTGAGAATTTGGCAAAACAGGCACGCGGATAATCGCGTGTATAATCGCACCTAACTAAATACGACTGTGCGCGAATCCAAGCGCCTGACCTGTCGAGATGATGGGTCGGGCGTTTTTGTTTTCCCTAGCGTGAAGCTGGGGTAGGGCAACCGACAAGAACATGCCAGAAGGTAACACCACTACAGCACCAGCGGGCGAGATGCCCACCAGCCCCACAGATGGGGCGACTGTTACGAGCGAGACGCAAGTAGCAGAGAACGCAGGCGCAGCAGCGCCAAAGGCGCAACCGAGCGCAACAGCAACGCCGACACTCGATCAGATCACCAAAGATTACGCGGACGCACAGGCGCGAATCAAACATCTGAACAGTGAGAGCGCGGGCCATAGGAAGACGGCAAACGAACTCAAGGCGCAATTAGAGGCAATTCAGGCCGAGCGCGACAAAGCACTTGGCGAACTTGACCAAGTGCGAAACGAGTATCGAGCTACACGCATCAACTCAGCGCTGACGCTGGCAATTCAAGCCGCAGGGTTTAACAAACCGGTGGCGCAGGGGTTGAAGCTGATTGACTTGGCCGCAATTGATGTTGCGAACGATGGCACGGTAAAAGGCGTAGACGAGGCGATTAAGGCCATGCAGAAGGATTGGCCGGAACTATTCAAGCAGGCTCAAGCCCCCTCTACGGACGCAGGTCAGCGCGGGAAGGCCGATAAGACCTACGGCGGCAAGACGCTCGACGCGATTGCCAAAAAATACAACATTGGCTCCGGCTAAACACAGAGGTTATATCAATGGCGATTACTGCCCCAACTGATACCAACAACATTCGCCCATTGGAGGGCGCAATCATCCGGCGTTGCACTGCCGGAACCGGCGGCACTACGGCTGGCTTCATCGTTGCAGATGGGGCGGACGGTGTGGTGCATTGCGACGGCAACGGCGCTGCGCAGAAGAAACCCAAAGGCATTGCAATCAAAACCGCTGCGGCGGGTGAGGTTGTGCCTGTCGTGGTTTATGGCGCGGTGATGGGCTGGACTGGCGCATCTGTCGGTGTGCCGATTTATCCAGACGACACGACCGCAGGCACGCCCAGCGAGACGGCATCGACAAACGCGATTGCAGTTGGCACGACCGAGAGCGCGACGATTGTGTTCGTTTCGCCCTGCAAGATTTAACACGGAGGTAATACAAAATGGCTCTTTTAGGTGGTCGTGATACCCGCGACATTGCCCTTTTCACCGGTGTCGATGCGACTGAGCTTGCGAAATTCGCGCTCATGGACGGCACGACATTGGACGTTGTGGCCGGAGAATTGGACGGTGCGTTGACCGCGCTCAATAGCGAACTCAACAGCGACCCGTTCTATTCTGGCTTGACCTACATCACCGACAACCCACAGGTCAGCTATCGCATGGGTGATGCTTCGACTGGCTTCGGTGACTATGACGAATACACCAAGCCCGATCCCCAACGCGCCGAGGTGGACGGTCACATGTTGCCGATCAAAGCGCGTGACATGCAACTCCGCTGGACGTGGGATTACTTGCGCCGCGCCGACATGAGCAAAATCGAAGCGGACATTGTTGTGGCTGTGACCGCTGCCCGCGATGCCCGCCGCAAGGCTGTTCTCAATCGCTTGTTGAAGCGCGGTGACGATTCCGGCAAGGCCAACGGTCTTGGCACTGGTGGCTATAGCCCCGGTTTCGCCTCGACCGCTGCAAATACCAGCGTGGACTTCACCCCGCCCGCGTTCCAAGGCAAGACATTTGCCAGCACGCACGAACACTACAGCAACGCCGGTTCCTCGACCACCAGCGCTCAGTGCGTCACGATGATGAAGAACCTGCGTGAGCATGGACACCTCGGCCCATATGAGTTGCTGATTAGCGAAACCGATGAAGCCACGGTGCGCGCTTTTACCGACTTCGTGAAGGCGACCGATCAGATTGTGCAACTTGGCGCGAACACCGCGACCGTGAATCTCGCGCAGGGCTACATTGGTTATCTAACCGAGTCATACGCCCGCGTGCGTATCGTCAACGGCTACCCAGCTAACTATTTGACGATGTATAAGTCGTACGGCAGCAATAGTCAATTGAACCCCTTGCGCGTGCGCGTGCAGAAGGGTGAGGCCGCGTTGCGTGTTCAGGCGTTCCCTGATCCCCGCAGCGGTGGCGTTTCGCCAATGAACCCGCTCGGCTCCCTGATGTTGTTCACCGAGTTCGGCGTGGGGGTGGGCGACCGCACCGCAGGCGCGACGAACCGCTCCAACGCTTCATGGGCTGACGGCAGCGCGACCTAGTAACAGGCGGCACGCATGGCATTTACCTACGATCTTTCAACCAATGTTGGTCGGGTTCGCCTTGAACTAGGCGACGCCGAGCAAAACAAAGGGGTGAAGCCCAATAACGGCAACCTCAGCGATGAGGAGTTGCAGTATTGGTATGACCGTGAGGGGAATGTCATGCGTGCCGTTGCTGCGGCGTGCGAGGCACTGGCGCGAATGTGGTCTAGCTCCACAACGATCAGCGTTGGGCCACACAGCGAAACCCTATCGCTCATACAGGGCAATTGGGCCGACCGCGCCAAGTTATTGCGCCAGCAATACGGCGACACCCCCGGCAGCACATCGGGCCAATTTACGCCCATCCCGTTCTATCGAGACAGCTATACCGCTACAGAATGAGCCGATCCTTTGACCGCCTCCTGACTGAAACCGCAGAAACGCAACGGGCGACGGTTGACACCAGCACGGGCAAACGATCAACGCCAACCACGAATCTATTGAGCGTTTGTTGCACGCGCATCTATCCCGCCGATCAAGAGGTTAGACAGCGGGTGCAACTCCAAACACCGCATGAACTTCATCAGGTGTTTTGTGATGACGCGGTAGATGTGGTTGAGGGCGACCTATGGGTGCAATCGAGCAAGACCTATACGGTGCGCTCAGTAGGGGATTGGCCGTGGCGCGGAACGAGTGACGACTACAAGACCATCGTTTTAGAGGAGTTGAAACGCTAATGCCTCCCATCACTGGCAACACATGGCAGTTTAACGCGGAGATTCGCAACCTCGCAGAGGTGCAGGCTGAGAATAATCGCGCCATTGCCGCGTTGAAACCAGATGGGGCGCTGGGTCAACTCATCAAAGATGTAACGATTGACCTGCATCGCTATGACGTTTCGATTGTCCACGTTGATACCGGCGGGCTGAAACAGGCGCAGCGCATGACGGTTCAGGGCGCTTACGGCGAAATCTTCATTGACCCATACGCGGTGAATCGCAACAGGCAGCGCCCAATCGTCTATGGCCCATACGAACATGCGCGAGGCGGCGAACATGCGTTCATGGATCGCACCGTCGCAGAGTATTGGCCGAGAGTGGCGCAACGGCGCGGGGCTGAGTTTTTGGCGAAGGTGGTCAGGTAATGGCGGCGGATTCATTCAACCGCAAAACCGCACGACAGGCGCTTGCTGCGCTGTTTAGTGCGGCGTTGACTGGCAGCGGCAAGCCGTGCGAAGCGTTCTATCGCTATCGCGCTGGCACATTCGACGGCAAATCGCCGGTGGGCGTGCTGATGAGCGCAGGCAGCCAGCGCCCGAAAGTTAGTGTGGGTGTTTCGGCGTTGCGCGAAATCACGCTGTATTTCGATCTCTATGTTTTTGTGGCGTATGCCGATAACAGCGTTACACCAGCATGGACGGATGAGAACAGCGAAGACAAGTTGGACGACATTGAGAAACTGATCGCTGATGTGGTTGCTGACAACGAGCGCAACGACAACTGGACGAAGCTTACGATGGGCCAGCGCAGCGAGACGGGCGAGTTTGTGTCTGTGGTGGGCGGGTTGGCCTATCGGCGCGAGGTAATCCCGCTTGAGGCCGTTATCACACTGAGGTAATGATGATTCGATATTTGAGCGATGGTAGCGCGTGGGTGGATGGCATTCCGGCGCGGGATTTGTCCGCCGAGGAATGGGCCGAACTCACCCCGGAACAACGCTTTCACGCAGTTGCAAGCGGTCTGTATGAGGCCGAGGCGGTAATCGAGGCGATCCAAAACGCCGCACCAATTGATTCTACGGTTGAGGTGGTCGAACCATCGCAGCCCATTGCAGAAACAGAGGAGGCTAACTAAATGGCTCCATTAAAAACCGATCAGAGTATTGTGACCATCGCCACGGAATCAACGTGGGGAACGGGCGTTACGGCCACGGCTAAATTGATGACTGTGACCGAATCGCCAACCGTGAATCCGGGCCGCACATCAACCAAACTCAAATCTATCCGTGGCTCATTGGCCGCGAGCGCCTACGTGTCTGCGGTCGTGTCCGAAGTGCCACCGAATTTCACGTTCAAACATTGGTTGAGCTATCAGGACACGCCGTATCTGTTGGAGCCACTCACCGGCACAATCTCACCAACCGGCGCAAACCCCTATGTGCGGGCAGGCAATGCGCCATTGACGGCCATTGCAACGCCGCGCAAGCAGACTATCTACGTGAGCAACTTGGACAGCACCGATGGGTATTTCTACAAATACCTCGGTGCGATTGGCAAGAAAATCACCATCACGGCCAAAACCGGTGAGGCGGTGATGGCAGATGTGGAATACATCGCCAAGCAGGTTGCCGCAGCGGACGCAACCACCGCCGCAACTGGCTCGCTGAATGATCGCAGCGTTGACCCAATCATGGCCGACCATTTGTTGCTCTACATGGATGCAATCGGTGGCACGATTGGCACGACCGCCATCAGCCCGCCGGGGTACGAATTGTCCATGACCATCGACAGCAACCGCACGCTAGACAAACAGATGGGCAGCGTGTTTGCGTCAAATTGGATTGAGGGGCAGGACTGGTCGGGCAACCTCACGCTCAAACTCATTTGGAGCGCGTCGAGCAAAGCCTACGTGGATGCGATGTTTGGCTCTACGACCGTGTTTCAAAAACTGTTCCGTCTCAAGTTCACCACAGGTAGCAGCGCCATCCAGCAATTCGATTTTGGCGGCGAACAACTCCAAACCCCCGCCATCAACGAGGGCGCGAATGAAACGGTGGTGGTGACATTGAATCTGGACAAGACGTATAGCAGCACGCTCGGCAACTGGTTCAAGCATTCCAACACCAACGCAGTGTCAACACTGGCTTAATCCATGGCGTTTGATTTACGACTGGTTAAACCAACCGAAACAAGCGGCGGGGTACTCGGTTTCTATCGAGATTATCCCGCCGCAAGTGAGGTTCTACAGGCGTGGAACAAGGGGCAAATGCCTACGCCTGCGCAGTTAGACGCGCTCCTCAATGTGATTATGTTTTTCGTTTCAGAGGAACAGAAAGACGATGCGCGGGCTGAGTTGCTCTACAACGCATCCATTCAGGACGTAATTCGTATCGTTAATTCATTGCCTCAACTATTGACCGCATAGGCCGCGATTTATCATGGCAGCAGAACGTGAGCTAAAAATCACCATCTCCGGTGATTCTTCTGGCGCAACTCGCGCATTCCGTGAAACCTCCTCTGCTGTCGCTGAGTTGAATCGGATTATCCAGAGCGCGGGCGGGGGCCAGCAAGCGCTCGATCAGATACGCGGCAAAATCGCGCAACTGCAATCTCAGCTTGTTGCCTATCGCAATGAATTAAAGACCGAATACGATACTGATGTAATTGAGAGCCTCAACGGGTCGATTAATCGAACCGAGAAGGAATTGCGTGAGGCGATCACGCAATCAAAGCAACTTGCAACCGCACTTAATCAGGTTGAGAAAGCCGGTGAGGGGTCAGGCCGAAGTCTAAAAGATACGGTGATGGGCTTGTCGCAAATTGCGGCGGGCGCGGGCGGGGCTATTATCGCGCTTCGTTCAATAGGCGGTCTTATTTCGTCTATTGTCTCCGGAATTTTCAAGCTCATTACTGCCAATCAGGATTGGGCCAACAGTGTCGATGCAATTCAGGATGTGACCGGCGTTACGGCTGAGTTTGCCTCAGTCATGGCGCATACGGCGGAGATTGCCGGTGTATCGAGTGACCAGATTGCGCAAGCGTTTGCAGCCAATGCGCGGCTAGTTCGTGCGGCCAATGAGCAGATGGCGAAAGACGCGGCTGAGGCTGAGGCCAAGCGTCAGGAGGCCAGCGCCAAAACCGCCGAGGTTTTAGAACAGCATGAGCAGAGCATTGCGGAGATACGCAAAGACACTGCGGAACGACAAACCGAGTTAGCAAACGATTTTGCCCGAACCCAAGAAAATTATGCTCAGTCGTCGGCAGAGCGCGAGCAAAAACTTGCCGAGGCTCGTATTGATGCCGCGCAACAGACCACAGACCGCCTCACCGATTTAGAGCAAACCCATGCGCAACGGGTTGGTGATATACAGCAAAGTATCGCGCAGAGCAACGCGGAATACACTCACGACCGCGAGAATGCCCAACGCGAGCTCACGGAGAAGCTCACCGAATTAGAACGCGATCACGCGCAAACGGTGCAGGGGCTACAGGCCGACATTGCGCAGAGTGAGGCCGACTATGCGCGTGACCGCGAGAATGCACAGCGGCAATATGCGCAGCGCGTCGCAGAGATCGAGCGCAGGCACGCGGACACAATCAAGGCGTTAACTGCGTCACTGGCTGATGCCGATGCCGATTACAACCGCGAACGCGAACGGATCACCCGCGATACGCTGGACAAGTTGCAGGATGCCGAGCGCGACCACAACAGGCGTTTGGCTGATCTTGCCCAATTGCTTGATCGCGCCCGCGCCGATATTGCCCAGCGCGAGGAAGACCGACAGCGCGAATACACCGACCGGCTCCTAGACATTACCGAACGTGCCAGTCAGCAGCTAGAGGATTTGGCGCAGCGTCGTGCGGATCGGATTGACGCGCTCAATCAGTCTATTGCCGATGCTAACGACAGCTACGAAGAGGCTCGCGTGGCTCGCGCTGAACGTGTGGCCGATCAGTTGGCCGCGTTTGATGAGCGCACGGCAGACGGTAAACGCGCCGCGCAGGAACGGTTGATGAACAGCACGGAGGAGCTAGACCGTGTTGCAATTCAGTCCGAAATTGATTTATACGACCAGCGCAGGAACGCAGAGCGTGAGGCGCTAGAGAAACAAGCGGCTGAGGCCGAGGCCAAAGAGCAAGCCAAAACCGAGAAGCGGCTTGCCAAACTACAGGCGCAAATTGACCGCGAGAACGCGCTCTACGAGGAACAACAGCGCAAAATCAGAGAAGCGCAGGATAAAGCGGAGGCGGACGCGACCGAGCGTTTCAACCGCGAGACTGAGCGAACGCAAGCCGATAACGCCCAGCGCATTGCCGATTTAGAGCAGCGCATCACTGACGAAAACACCCAATACACGGAACAGACCGCCGACATTCAGGCGCAACTCGCAGAGCGTCAGGCTGAACTACTGCGCCGATACGAGGAGGCGAAAGCCGCACTGCAAGCCCGTATCGTTGCGGAGAATGCCCAATACACAGAGCAATCCACAGCCATCGCGCAAGAGTTTGCCAACCGTCAGGCTGAGGCCCAGCGCAACCACGATACGCAGGTCGCCGCGTTACAGGCCCGCATTGCCGCGGAGAACACGCAATACGCAGAGCAAACGGCCAACGTCGCCCGCGAGTATCAACAGCGCGAGGCCGAGGCGCTGCGCAGCCATGAGGCACAGATTGCATCGCTACAGCAGCGCCTCGAACGCGAGAACGCCAGCTACGCAGAGCAAACCACATCGGTTAAAACCGAGAGCGATCGTCGCGTCACGTTATTGCAAACCAACTATGACCGCGATGTAGCCAACGCCAAACGCGCCTATGACCGGCAGGTTGCCGACTACACCGAGGCACAGGCGAAAGTAAAGGCCGAGAGCGAACGCCGATTGGCCGAGGAAGTCAAAGCGTATGCGGATAACGTTGCAGCGGTTAAAAAAGCGCTTGATGAATTTCTGACTGGGCAGGCCGCGAATGTGCCGCCGATTGTGCAGGCATACAAAGACCTCGGCCTTAACTGGGACGAATTTCAAAAGATGAACCCCGACCAGCAGGCGCAAGCGTTGACCGACGCGCTGGGCCGGATGAAGGACGGGGCGAATAAAACCGCGCTTGAGATTGCGCTATTCGGCAAATCGGGCAAAGAGCTAAACGATTTCTTTGAAGTGTTCACCTCTAAAACGTATCCCGATTGGGAGACGGCCACACGCCGCGCCAATAAGTTGATGAACGAGGACAGCGTTCAGGCCGCGATTGCTGCAACGCGCAAACAGAATGAATTGAAGGCCTCACTAGAGGGCGCGGCAATATCCATTAGCAACACGCTCACGCCTGCGTGGATAGGGCTATTGGGAAAGTTGCAGGATTTTTGGGAAACACATGGCCCAAAAATCGAAGCCTTCATTAAAGACAACCTAGTGCCAGCGCTTGAGAAATTCATTGATGCAATGGGGCGATTATTAGACCTGTTTACCCGATTGCAACAAAACCCCGCATACCAAGCGTGGGCGAATGGCAACGGCAACGCGATTTCGGCAATCGGTGCGGTGGGCCAAGCGACAGGCATCACTCAGGAAATCGGACAGACCGCGAACGACATCAATAATATGCCGTGGCTTGTCGGAGCCCTTGGCTCACTATTCCCTGGTTTTGGCTTACTCAATTCGATTCTCGCGGGTGGGTATAACGCAGGGCTTCTTGGTCAACCTACAACGGGAGGGAACACGGCAGCCCCCGGCGGCACGCCCGTTGCAGGTGGCACGCCTATTACCAACCAATACAACATCACCGTGCAAAACCCAATTACAAACAACACCGACATTCCAACCATGCAAAGCTATCTACAGCGCACATACGGGGGTGGTGGTTAATCATGGCGTGGACTGTTGATCGCATTAAATTAGAGGTGTGGAACGGCTCGACCTATGCCGACCTCACCGACCTCATCAGCTATAACGTTGAGGAACTAAATGGGCTTGGTTCGCCTCCTGTGCGCAATATGACTCAGCGCGGGCCACTACAGGATGGCGTGACGTTTATCGACTATCGCCTCGATGAGTTGCCGATTCAATTAGTGTTGACTGGCCTTGGCTCAGATGAATCTTCATGGCACAGTCGGCGGGATGAGTTCGTTAACATCTTCCGCCCATCGTCTAGTTTGTTGCAACTGCGCTACAGCGTGCCGCCTGACCGCGTACGGCAGTGGGATGTGTATGTAAGTATTCCGCCACGATTCAGCACGAATCAGCGCGTGGGGATGAGTCAGCGCACGGTTGTAGAGCTACGCGCACCAGACCCAACCGCGTATGACCCGGAAGGCATTGGCGTGCCGTTTGCGGTGTCGGGCGGTTCGTCGGGGTGGGTATTCCCTTGGGTTGTGCCGACGTTTTTTGGCACATCGACACTGGCGATGACACAGGTTATCAGCATGCCAGCGGTGAACGCGGCCAAAAGTTTCCCCGTCATTACGATCCAAGGGCCAATCAACACACCTGTTATTACAAACGGCGCAACGGGCGACAAATTGCAATTCACGACCAACCTCGGCGCGTTGGATGTTTACACGATTGATTGCCGCTACGGTTACAAGTCCATCGTAAACCAATCAGGTGTGAGCAAAACGGGCGACCTATCGGATGATAGCGATTTAACAACATTCAGCCTGCAACCGGGCGAAAACTCAATCAGTGTTACCGGGTCGGGTATTACAGCAGCCACACAGGTTTCATTCCAGTATTCAAATAGATATTTAGGTGTTTAACACGGGGAGTTATCTTGGCAGAAAAATCAATTCCACATACTACATCAGGCACTGGTGACGGCCCCAGCGGTGGTTTTAGCGCAGCACAGGCGCAAGAAATGTACCGCTACATCAACTCGCAATCAACGGCGACAGGCTGGACGGCGGCGGGCTATGTCTTTCGAGGGGAGCTAGGCGAATTGGCAGTGACTGGCACGGCCTCACCCGTAGGTATTGCCGCTGGATCGGGCATTGTATACGGCGTGTGGTATCTCAATGACGCGGCCACAACCCTAGCGATTCCCACGCCCGTTACAAACCCGCGCATTGACCGCGTGATTTTGCGCTACTCATCGGCGGCGCAAACGGTGCGTATTACGCGATTGGCTGGCACTGAGGCGGCATCGCCATCAGCACCAGCACTCACGCAGAACTCAACCACGTTTGAGGTTTCGCTGGCGCGGGTTGGAATCACAACGGGTGGAACCTGCACCGTTACCGACGAGCGCGTCTACGCCGTCAATCCGGGCGCGTTGGGCGCGGCTGACGGTACTACGCTGACGGTTGCATCAAACAAACTCGCCATCAACTCAACAAATGTCACCACGTTTGGTGGCGTGGCCGTAGGGAGTGCAGCCGCATCGACGGGGAACGTGCAAGCCAAACACACGGCAGATGCGTTGTTCGCAGCAGAGACAACCAACAATGCCAACAGCGCGTATGTGTCACTCAAAACCCCGTCGAAGCAATTCCTCATCAGCGCATCGGGCAGCGGCACGGCATCACCGGATGAGTTCTATATCTACGACAACACCGCAGGTGCAAAGCGCGTGAGCATCAGTAGCACTGGGGCAGTGAGCATTCCCGGCTCGCTCGCGGTTACAGGCACGGCCACCGTCGGCACATCGTCGGTCACAGGCAACGAAACAGTGGGTGGCAACACAACGGTTACGGGACAGATCACATCGACTAAATCTGGCACGGGGGCTGCATCCGGTGTGTATGTGTCGTCTGCCCAGCCAACCATTGCGCTAAACGAAACCGATCAGGGCGCAGATGCGAAGCGTTGGGATTTGGTCGCATCTGGCGGTATCCTCGCGCTACGTGCCATCAACGACGCAGATTCCAGTGCGACGAATGCACTCGTGGTGCAGCGCTCAGGCTCTACGGTATCGTCTCTGTCATTCGGCGCAAATACGGCAGTATCTGGCACACTCAGCACATCGGGCACAGCCACGCTTGACAGCCTCGCCGTGACCAATAGCGCTACGGTTAGTGGCAACCTAACCGTGTCCGGAACGGTGTCGCTCCCGGCCAACAGCATCCAGACCGCAGAGATTCAGGACGCGCAGATTACCGCCGCAAAACTGGCGAATGACGCAGTAACGACGGTAAAAATTCTGGACGCGAATATCACCACGGCAAAACTTGCAACCAACTCGGTTGATGACACAATTGTTGGCAACCGCGTCCCAATGTTTACAGACCGTCAGGGCGGCAGCGCAACGGATTGGAACACGCCGGGAACAACAAACCGCGTCCCAACCACGGTAAAAACGCAGGGGGGCGCAATTGGCGTTGTGTTTGCAGCGGCAAGCAGCGCAGTAGCAAACGTGACATTCCCAGCCGGTTTCAGCGCAAAGCCCCTTGTTATTGTTGCGTCTGAATATTCGCCATCATTTGTGAACATTACAACGCCAACAACAACAGGTTTTGCGATTCAGGTCACGCTGCAAAGCGGCACATACACAGGCACAGTAACAGTGCATTGGCTCGCCATTGGCCCCGAATAACACAACATGACCGCGACAGACTACCGTATCCGCGTGTTTACTCCCGCTGGTGTTGAGATAGGGCAACTCACCAGTGGGATTGGCACAAACTCACCTGTAGCCTCAACTGGTTACAAGTCGCTGGTGTATACAAATCGCGTAAATGATGTGGGGTACAGTAAATTTGTGATTCCCGCTTCGCATACACTCATGTCGAGCATCAGCGACAAAAGCATAATAGAGGTATCGCGACGGAATCTAGGATATGGTTTGGACTGGACGGCGGATTTCACCGGTTTTTACCGCAGTTTTCGTTACTCGCGGCAAAACGTTGCCTATGTTGAATTAACCGCGTTGTCAGCATCCCACGCGCTGACATGGCGGACAACCGGCTATGCAGCAGGCGTGTCTAACCGCACGGAGTTTGCTGCCGCAAAAGGCGAAACAGTTCTCAAAAACATCGTCAAATACAACCTAACCTCGCTCGGCACAACCGCAGACGGGCGCAAGCGTGCGGCTACAAATGCGGGGAATGTGAACAGTATCACTGTTTCAGTGCAGGCCGATGGTGCAGCGGGGAACACCATTAGCTATGGCGTATTTGGTATGACCGCGCTTGAAGCATGTCAACGAGTGGCGCGGATTGCGGGTGGCGATTTCGACCTCATCAGAACGTCAGCGGCCAATTTCGAATTCAGATGGTATCTTGCCCAGCGCGGAACGGATCGCACCAGTGGTAGCAGCCGCGTTTTGTTCTCTCCTGACAACGGCAACATGAGCGATTCCGCACTGATCTATAACCCCGGCGCTGAGGCATCCGTTGCGCTGGCATGGGGGCAGGGCGAGGCATCACAGCGCGATGTAGTCGTTAGAACAGGGTCAACATACAGTGCGTTGACCAACGATGTAGAAACGTTTGTGGATGCGCGAGATGTCAGCTACGGTAACACCACTGGCCTTAATGCGCGTGGGGACATTGCATTAGACCGGCTATTGGCCCGCAAGACATTCCAGTTTCAGCCGATGCAAACATCGTCAAGCGCATACGGGGTTCATTACTTTTTAGGCGACAAAGTATCGGCGCGTGATTTTGGCGTGACCACCACGCACAAAATCACCGGGGCATCGGTTACGGTGGGCGATGCGGGAGAACAGATCGGTTTGGAGTTGGCCGCACTATGACACAGGAACGATACAACATCCTAACCCCCGAAATGCAGCTATTCGACCGCCTGTCGCAAGATGTAGCAGTATTGCGTGCGCGGGTGGCCGATTTGGAACGCAAAGAGAATGCGCAAGCGCGATGCCCATGTGCGGTTGTGACGCATAGTGCAAATCAAAACACTGCCAACAACACGAACCTAACATTGGCATACGATACCGCTATTGATAACAATTACGGATACTGGTCATCAGGAACAAACACGCGGCTCACCGTGCCTACGGGGTACGCGGGGGTGCATCTGGTGACACTCTCTGTACGTTGGGCTGCAAACGCAACCGGATACCGCCTCGTAACAGTGCAACTGAATGGCGCGACTCCACTCGCAATTAACATCGACGACGCATCAGGCAGCGAAGCCGCCAGCACCATTGCGTTTACCTATCGTTTCTCGGCGGGGGATTACATAGATTCATACGTTCGGCAAACATCAGGCGGGGCTTTGGCGCTGGCTGCGCTCTCGCAGTATTCGCCGGTTCTCACCATGACACGACTAGGAGCATAGCAATATGAATAGTATTAGGCGCGGACTCTACGACTGGTTGAACGGCGAATATGAGAAAGCGGCGAGTATCACCAACCGCATCGCTGTATTCCGTGACCTCGTAGGCCGCACGGCGGATGATGACATGGTGCAAACCGTGTCGGTTGATGGCGTGGTCACAGGCGCAAGTATAGCGATAAAAGCCAATCTCTCTATCGCCGTGGCCGGTGTTCTCAATGTATAGCTTGTCTAGCACCAAGGCTTTCGATTCATCGCTGTGCGGGATGAGTTCTACCGTTACTCTCAATGGCATTTACTTCGCCTCCTGCGCGGCCAACACCGCCGCGATGGTGCGGTCGCGGGCGGTGGCTGTTGCGATGTAAAAAATGCTAGGGTGAAACTCTTTGTCTAAAACATCCATTAATGCTGCGCCATAGTTGCCTTCCATATCGCGCTCGGCCAACCGCGCCTCTAGTAGCGCGGCAGCATCGAGGGAGGCGCTGTAGTTGGGCAACGTGCCAACGCCCACGGCAATGAGATACGCGCCATTTCTGCCCTGAATCTCCTCTGTGCGTTCGCCAAAGACAGCCTCATGCGCCAGCGCGTCCAGCTTGCGCGGGTCGTCGGCGTGCAGGGCCGCGAGTGACGCGGCGGTGTGGGTGGTGGTCATTGTGGCTCCTGCGCGGTCAATAGTTCCCGATTCCACTGACGGGCCAATTTGATTGCCGCCTTGATTTCTTCGATGATCGTTTCGGCTGCAACCACGTCAGGCACATGGTCGGCCTCAATTGCAAACGTGCATGGGTATTCAGGCTTTTCATTCTCGTCAAGTTGTTGGTCGATGTGGACTTGTCCCTTATTGCCAAAATACATTGACCGCCAAGAATCTAATCTTTGGAATCTTTGAACAACTTCTGACATAGTTCTCCTTATTGTTTGACCTGCGCCAATGGCTTAGGCGGCGGAATTACCTTGGAGTTTTTATAGTCATCTGGACTAACAAGCCTAAAAACAAACTCCCGGCTGGGGTCGGCTCGACACTCATCGCAATACAAGCCCCAATAAAAACCGTCCTCTCTGTGCCAATAGCAATAGAGCCGTGTGTGTGTCAAGTCCATGCGTCCGCAGATGCCACAAACGCCATTACGCCGCTCTTGTCCATCAACCTTCTTCGACCGGCTCAATGAGGCTTTGCCATCTTGCACCAACACATAGTCCATGTTGCAAGTTTCTCCCCAGCGGCCTCTGCCTCTTGATGATGTTAGATACACGGTGATGACCCCCGTCGCGCTTGGATTCTCGGCTGCATATTCGCGCCCGACTGAGAGCGGTGTTATTTTTGCGGCTGTCATAATTCACCCCTTTACAAAACCCTGATAAGCATTATTATAAGGGT